AACATGAGAGGGATGGCTTCTGTGCCAAGAAATCAACTACCTGCTGAGATTGCAGTTACTGGGGTTGGGTCTAGTAGTTTTATTTTCGGATATTAGCAGTAGCACGGAGTAATAAGTTTAGTTGTCATTTATTTCGTATTTGTATTTATGTTTACCGTTCTGGTTGTAGTATCATGGTTATTTCTCAACCATGGTGCTACACATGCATGAAAACACTACAGCGGTTACAGGCTTAAGCCTTGCATCATTTGTTAGTTACTTTTCAGGATTGCCCCCGGAGGTTGTTATGGGGGCTATTCTTGGCGCTATTTACTTCACTACTGCTGCAACAGAATTCCCTTTAGCTATCCGTTCAATATTTGCCATGCTTAGTTTTGCTGCAGGGCTTTTACTATTTAGTCCTTTCGCTACTATCTTTGTTTCCATGACGGGGTTAATTGGCGTTAAGCCTGATGCTTATAACGTTGATAGCCTTGATGCTATGGGGGCGTTCGTTGCTTCTCTTCTCTCTGTAAAGCTTAGTATCAAATTGTATAAGAAAGCTGATATTCCGAAAGGAGGTAACAGCCATGACATACGATAAATCACTACTCATTATCAATGCACTGATCTGCTTAATCATGTTCTTTAGAGGTCTTTATTTTGTTCGTGGAGATAAAGGCTATAGCCGATTAGGTGGCTGGTTAGCGTGGGTATTTTTAGGCTACTCAATTTCGGTACCGGTATTTTCCTATCTAGATCCAACATATCAGGTTGGTATTCAAAACCTTATTCCAAACTCTTTCCTTTGTGCTGCGTTATTTGCTAAGCGTGGCAATGTTATGCAATTACTTAAAAAAGTGGGGTGATCCTAATGTCTATGGTGGATAAACAAAATAGATTTACTGGAATGGTGGCTAAGTTAATTATTTTTGCTCAGGATAAAGGCTATCAATTGACGTTTGGAGAGGCATTTAGAACGGAAACTCAGGCAAAACTAAATGCAGCTAATGGATCTGGCATTTCAAACAGCTTGCATACTCAGCGCCTAGCAATTGATTTCAACCTATTTAAAGATGGTAAATATTTAACTGCCACCAGCGATTACAAAGAGCTTGGCGAATATTGGGAGTCGTTAGGTGGAAGCTGGGGAGGCCGATTTAAAACCCGCCCTGACGGTAATCACTTTAGCTTGGAACATAACGGAGTTCGCTAATGAAAAGAATAGCCATTGCATTAATTGCGCTGGCTATCTCATTTGCCGCTGGTTTTATGACTAGCGGCATTTTTTCTGATAACCAGCAAATGACAAAACAGATTGCAGGGAAACAGGAAGATGAGAAAGACCTAGCGTTTAACCTCGACCAGCGGAAGCAGGCTGACGAAGAACAACAAAATAGGGTGGTGATATACAATGAACAAAAAGAACGTGCTACGATGCGCACAGACGCTCTGCTTGAGCGTGTTCTTAATCACTTTGATGGGATGCAGTACGAAACCAGTGCCACGGAAACAAAAACTGATGGTACCATTAACGCCGATACCTGCAGAGCTGAGAGAGCAAAGGCCAGTGAACTTTCTCGACAATTACGAAGAACACTTGAAGTCTATGGGCGTGAGTCTAAGCGTGCAGACGAAAACACAAGCGCCCTTAATTTATGTATCACTGAGTTAGCTGAGAAAGAAAAACTACTGAATTCGTATCGATAAATTACTGTTCAAATATTGTTCATTTTTCATTGTGACGGTATTGGTGACGGTATAGCAACCAACTGGGTTAATCTTGTTCTATATAAATCAATTGGTTATGCTACACTAAAACAATTGAGTGGGAATGATTTAGCGATAATCGATAGCGATTTTTAGAAATCATTAATGTTAAAGGCATCAGTTACTTACTGGTGCCTTTTTGTTTTTTTAAATATAAAACAGTTTTATTAACCAAGCTGGTCAAATATCCAGCCTCAAATTTTTACTTATCTCATCAGCCAATGTCGTCGGAACTTCCCACTCCTTGGCGAGATCATTCCATTGTGAAACTGCATCGATAGTTTCATCGATAATATTATCGATTTTTTGTTTGTTAAATGCTGGGCTGAGCTTGATTAAAGAATAAAAATCGTCGCGGCTAAAATCATCTCTTTTCCCATTTAAACTCATCCAATGGCTATTTACCCACTTGCTGCCAGGCTTATAACTATAAGCAAGATCGTATGCAGGCGCTAAAATCCATTTATTATCTTTAAGCATAAATGCAAAGTTTTTCGAATGGTCATCATGATTACGAGCGATAATATTAAATGCCATACGCCTCAATAATTGGTAAGCGTCATTTGCAGATAATCTCAGTTCGCGCGCTATACCAAATAGTTCTGCATAAGAAAATGAGCCTGGCTTTTTATAATCCACATGGGCTAGCCCGTTTAAGGTTTGTACATGAATTTTTTGATTACCAATGCGATCAAAACGCTGAGTAATAAAATGCCGTCTAGCACCTTCATCTAATAAATGGCAGGGCATCATATCTACACCGCTCTGTCTTGCCATCAGGTGATAAACATATTCCATTGCCCCGTAGCCTAGGGGATCTCCAAACGTTTCTTGGTTTTTATTATGCTCACTGACGCCATCAAATTTCATTAAATAATGCGTGAAGTTATCCGGAATATCAGATTGACCTGATCGAACTTGGGTAAAGTCTTGGTTAAAGGCAAGCACAGCCTTAGGTCTTGCTCCACCTGCACTCATTCCGACAGAAAGTAGTTCAATCATGGCAGCCGAATCTTCTTGGTGATTACGATTTAATTCCAAATGAAAATCGCCACGTAAATCGAGAACCTCCTGTGTGATAGCAACAAGAGATTCAATCTGAATATCGGATTGCTTATTACCGGAATGAAGTTTTGTAGCAGGGATGTACTCTAGTGCGCCCATTCCGCGTTTTCCCGTGTATTGCAGGCGCTGCAAAGGTGTAATGCTGTCAACGGATTTACCTTGGCTCGAAACCCAAGCATTCATGACTGCGTTACCAAAATCATCGGGCAGAGAATCGGCGATTAACCCTGGTAGCCCTTTGAATGTCTGATAATCGAGCTCAGGAAAACGATAAATATGCGGAGATAAAGGCATCTTCAACGGAGAAAGCTGGATGCCTTTTTTAATAAATTCAGGAGTGTATTCAAACGCGCCAAGACCCGTAGAGGAATCAAAGCTTAATGCACCAATACTGTCACCTTGGTAGCACACTTCGATGACTTCCATTACCATTCTAATTCTTCCTCTTCAATATCAGTACGTTGTCCAGATGCACGTTGACGTTTTTTTCCTTGTAGCTTCATCAGCTGAATAGGGGATATTGGCTGTGGAGGTAAAAATAAATCTAATTGTTCAGTTAGGTTGAGTGCCATCATGATGGCAATAAACATTTCTAGCTGGGCATGACCTTTTTCTGCGGCCATGATTGTTTTGCGTGAGACACCAACAAATTGCGCTAATTCAGCTTGGGTTAAATTTTGATTGAGTCTCGCTTGCTTTAGACGTTCACCTATTTGCTCTGCATAAGCTAAAGCGGATTTTATCTTGGTCATAATGTCCCCCAATTTGGACATAGTATGCAATATTACACTTTAATGTATCAAATATAGGACTTTATAATGCACTAGTCAAATGTGTTATTAAGTCCTATATTATGGACCTAATGTGTTTTTATCGCCTTAAAGTCCATAAATTGGGACTTTGCTATGTTTTTATTATTTTCATTTTGGATGGAACGCTCACGGGGAGATGATGGCCGATAAAATCAAAATAGACGTATAGAAAATAACTATAAATTCATAAAATGTGATTTTTTATTCAAAATATCCCAATTATCACTTGTTCAATTAATTCAGCTTGTTATTATCAGCTGCCTATATACATAGAAGGTATATGTTCACTCCCCGTAATCATAATAATAAAGGTGAGGGGAAACTCACTGAACCATGGCTAAGGATAAAAACGTGTCATTTCGTCTTAGATATCTTGCTCTTTTGCCTTTGCTGGTTGCGACAGCCTGTCAGCAACCCGCGAAAACCAACATCATTGAAACCTCATCAGCACAAGTTCAACCCGCGGTCGTTAATAATTCGTGGATAGAAATTTCGCACAGTGCGTTGGATTACAATATCAAGAAAGTGCAAACATTATTGGGTGATAAAGCGGGGTTGTGCGCCGTTTTAAAAGGGGATGCCTATGGGCATGATTTGACGCTCGTCACACCAGTGATGATTGAGAATAATGTCCAATGCATTGGATTAACGAGTAATACAGAGTTTAAGCAGGTTCGTGATTTAGGCTTTAAAGGTCGTTTAATGCGAGTGCGTAACGCCACTGAGAAAGAAATGGCTCAAGCGACGGAATTTCATGTAGAAGAACTCATTGGTAACTTGGATATGGCGCAGCGCTTAAATGCGATTGGGGCGAAACAAAACACCATTATTCCTATTCATCTTGCATTGAATTCAGCCGGTATGTCGCGCAATGGATTAGAGGTTAGCAATGCTGAGGGATTACAACAAGCTAAGCTAATTTCGCCGTTACCAAATTTAAAGATTGTCGGGATTATGTCGCATTACCCAGCAGAAGATGAAGCGCAAATTAGACAGGATCTGGCTAAATTTAAAAAACAGTCTCAACAAGTGTTAAAGATGACAGGGCTAAAGCGTGAGGATGTGACACTGCATGTGGCGAATACTTATGCAACATTAACGGTACCGGAATCGTGGTTAGATATGGTACGTGTTGGTGGCATTTTTTATGGTGACACTGTTGCGACCAACGATTACAAACGTGTCATGACGTTTAAATCAAATATTGCGGCTGTTAATCATTATCCGAAAGGAAATACAGTGGGTTATGATAGAACTTACACTTTGAAGCGTGACTCAGTGTTAGCCAATATACCTGTCGGCTATGCGGATGGATATCGTCGTGTCTTCAGTAATGCTGGCCATGTATTGATTAATGGTCAACGTGTGCCGGTTCTTGGGAAAACATCCATGAATACCGTAATGGTAGACATTACTGACCTTAAAAATGTTCAGCCAGGGGATGAGGTTGTCTTTTTTGGTAAACAAGGCAATGGAGAAATTACCGCTGAGGAAGTTGAAGAGATTAGCGGTGCTTTGTTTACAGAAATGTCCATTTTGTGGGGAGCCACAAACAAGCGGATTCTTGTGAATTAAGGCATTTTATCTGAACTTAAACCCGTCCATGTGGCGGGTTTTTTTATGTATATGGAGGCATCAGAATAATTGCAATTTACTATGACGATCCGATAAGTGCGGTTTAACAGAATTGTTATCGAATCATGAGTAGGGATATGTTAGCTTGGAGATAATCTTTTCAATCTGAATAATGTCAGAAGGCAAATAGAAGAATTAGAAGGATATTCTATGTATCAAGTTGATTTACATGCTCACACTATCGCCAGCACCCATGCATTTAGCACTGTTAATGAATACTTTGCAGAAGCCGCCGCTCGTGGCATGAAACTATTTGCGATTACTGACCATGGCCCAGAGATGCAAGATGCTCCACATGAGTGGCACTTTGGGAATATGCCAATATTGCCACGCATTGTTAATGGCGTTGGTTTGTTATATGGAATCGAAGCAAACATTAAGAATAAGCAGGGTGAGACGGACTGCAATGAAAAGATAGCTCGTCACTTAGATATTATTTTAGCGGGTTTCCATGAGCCTGTTTTAGAACCACAAAGTTTAGAAGATAATACTGAAGCGATGATCGCCACTATTCGTAGCGGAAAAGTGCAAATTATTACTCATCCTGGTAATCCCAAATATCCTATTGATATTAAAGCCGTTGCCCAAGCAGCCAAAGAGTGCAACGTGGCACTAGAGATGAACAACTCCTCTTTCTTGCATTCAAGAGCGGGTAGTAAGAAGAACTGCATAGAAATAGCAAAAGCGGTGAAAGAAGCGGGTGGTTGGGTTGCATTAGGCTCAGATTCTCATCATGTTAGCTATTTAGGGCGTTTTGATGAAGTGATTGAAATGCTGAAATCGATCGATTTTCCGGAATCTCGAATTTTGAATACCACGCCACGTCGTGTTTTAGACTTTTTAGAAGCTCATGGGCGTAAGCCTATTCCTGAGTTTGCCCATTTTTAATTTTAAAATTTAAATTATCCGTAAAAAAGCCATTCAAGATTGAATGGCTTTTTTTACTTGAAGTAAGCAAAAAAAGTTCTCTTTAGATAAAAATAAAAGTCAGTACATCTTAAAAAAAGAAACTTTATTAAATTAGTAAGATAAAAAGTGAGTTTTTAAAATAAAAACGAAGAAAAAATAGATATCAAATAAATTGGAATGAAGGTGATCTTTAAAATCAAAAAATTAACATCAAGGCTATCTTTAATTTATCCATTTGATATTTATGAATAAATTAACTTAACAGCAAATCAAATAAAGATTGAAAATTAACCTATGAAAGTAAATGGAATATCAACAAAATTAAAATATTTATTCATTAAAATAACCTATAAAAAATTTAAGAATCTTTAATATTCTCCTATTGCGAAATGATCTACAGATATGATTTATTAGTGTGGCAAGAACATCCTTGCTTAATAAATTAATCTTAAGGTACTTAGTACTGATGAATCCCCTAATGATTTTGGTAAAAATCATTAAGTTAAGGTGGATA